CGCGTCTTCCAATACTTCGGCTGTGACGATGGCTGGTGTCCTGTTACTGACTACGTAGACATGACCACCGCAGCCCGTCGCCTCCGTCTCCGACGCTCATGCCGTGGCTACATGCACATCTACAGCATCCGACGCAAGCACTCCGACCGTAACCTAGACCTGTCAGACCTGCCCTTTGCATTCAGTGCACAGTGAAACCACTGCTAGCCCTATCTGCTGCCCTTGTAGCCCTTGCTATCTGGACGGACTACATGACAGCCCTAAGCTGTACAGACAACACTGACAAGACCTACCAGGAGTGCAACCGATGACCACCGCCAACACGCAACAAATCAACTGGTGGGTAACTGCCGGAACATTACGCGCAGCCTTTACGCAAGACAAGCGAGCTGATGGTACTACTTACTGGTGTCTCACCGAACAAGCCCGCCAAACTGTTGATGATTTGACTTCGTGGCTTATGGATCTACACGACGACGAACTGCCCAATGATTGGAGATATGAAACCATTGTCAACATCTGCGATGCGTTGATGGATGTTGATGATTTAAAAGATTATGAATGTACATATGATTTAGCGGCAGGAATTGCGGATAACTTAACTGATATATATAACCACAATTTGTTTCGATGGTATGCTGACCAACCTGGTCGAGTTAGTTACATCGAAGATGCAGTATCTGAAGGGTTAATTCACACTGACTCTGACACAATCGCTCGCTTGACTATTGGTCAGAATGAATGCATACGGTTTATGTGTGATAGAATCATTGGCAGATTAACTGCCGCTAAGTAACATCAACCCGGCAACATTTCAAGCCGGGTATTTTTTCTGTCCTTCACAATCACATCCCATGGACGCAGCCCTGAAACTACTACAGCACGCCCGAACAGTCAGTGACGGCACACACCTCGCTGTCTACGAAATCAAACAAGTGTATGGCAGACCCTTGGCTTATCCAGTCAATGACCAAGCTGAAACATTCCAAGGACTCACATGTAGCAAAACATTAAGACCACATGACATAGCAAAGATCGAATCCCTAGGCTTCAGTGTGGTCACTATCCACGGTGAGCGTCTTAAAGCTAGCATGGTGGGCTAATGAACTTTACCAAGTGGTTTATCAAGTACGCAGGTAAGATCCGTACAACAGGTCATCATTCGAATGGGCATGTTACTGTACATGCTGTGTCAGCAAACCATGCCATAACCTTGGCAATGGTAGAAATACCTAAAGAACTTAGTACAGTACAGATAACAACTGTACACAAACTTGAGTAACACAGCAAACCGTATCAATCATTGGTACACCAATCCAGACGTGTACATAGCCAAGGCTAAAGAACGTGCACGTCTTGCACTGACCGACTCAACCATTCCACTATCCACCCTCGAAAGGAGTTTTTATGACTGTTTCAGCAGACTTGAAAACAAAACTAAGATCATGCGACACAATGAAACAAATCATAACAACAATAATAGATGAATGTTGGTTTGATTGGCAACAAGAGGAGGCACTTAAATGGGCTGATCACAATGTAACATTGCAAGAGTTTATGAATGAATGCTAATTACTTTACAGCTAAGGGTTTATGGATTGAACGAAAGCGAAACCGTGAAGGTCCTCCAATCACTTACACCGTATGGAAACCGAACACGTCACGTGGTTTCGTAAACACCAAGCAAGCTTTAAAGTTCATAGCATGGCCTAGTAGTACACCTACAGGGGACGCCTTGCGGGAATGGTTCAACAGCTTCAAGGAAAAGGACGCAACAGCACAATCCACAGATTTAGATGCTGAAAGGGTAAAAGCTGAAGGGTTTGGTCCTGAAGCTCATGAACAAGAGCCAAACGAAGAAACCAGGATGATCACCTAAGCATCGCTAGATGTAACTCATGGACGCACCCTCGCTTTGGCGGGGGTTTTTTATTGTCAAGAGGATAATTCTGTAGACAAAACGAAGAAGCACAGAAAAATAGATCTAGGTTGTGTGTTGTGCCACTTAATATAGTGGTTAGGTTGCACCACAGTTGGTACTGACTATCTTGTAAGAGCAGAGGGGGCTTAGCCCAATCTTTGCAGAACCTGGACAATTGAAAACGTTTCTTTCACAATCACGTATCAGAACGTGTCCAATTTTTATGGAGGCCATTTGACACCAGATGAAAAAGAAAAAGCGTTGGATGAAGACTTTTTCATCCGTAATGCAATCCATTGTTGGTTGTATTACTTCGACGAAAAACACAAATGGCACTCCATTTATAAGGACTTGGGAAAACGGGAATCCTTCATCGGAAAACCTGAACCACCCAAGCCTCGACGGGCTAGACGAGCTACACGAAAACCAACTAAAGGGGTATGAAGTTTGTCTAAGTGACGAGGACATTTACATCCTCGCCGCCAGTGCTGAGGACGCCGCTTGGTATGCCTTAGAACTGTCCAATGACAAACACTCAGAACTCTTAGACGTACGGTTAATCGATGAGTAAGTATTTCCCAAATAAATGGAAAAAGTACGCAGATATCCCAGCCGATAAATTTCAACCACTCTATTACGAAGACGTGATGGAGTGGAAGATAGCTGGCTGGGAGCTTCCCATGGACGTAGCCTGTGTCATCCGCGCAAGGAATCTTGAAAACAGCAAAATAACTGAACATGTGTACAAACGCATGTCTTACGCTGAAAACAAGATTCGTCAATACATGAATTACAAAACGCACGAACTTATAGTTTGCGCTGAAGAGGCGCTGTACTACGTGCACCCAGAGCTTTCATTAGAGGATACTGATTATGGTGACTGATTTGCAAATTGCAAGGCTCATCATTGACCTAGATAAACATCCGCACAAAGAAGAAATCATTGAGTTGATGCACGAGCAAATCGATGACATGAACTCAGTCAAGTATTTACGTAAGGATGCCGACACCATTTGAAATCGACCAACAAATTGCCCTTGAAAGAGAACAAATCCGACAAGGTCTTGGACATTTACGATCAAACACAAGCAAACTTGAGGAAAAAAGTTATGCAAGTTCTTCAGTGTACGGGGTGGCTTCTATTGGTGAGCTTCTCCCTCATGTGGTGGGTCGTATTGAGTCAACTCGTCACCGGATAACAAAAGGACACGCGGGTGCTGCCTTCAAAGAAATCTACGAGCACCTCAAAGATTTAGAAGCGGGTTCTGCAGCAGCTATTGCTTGCAAGGTCACGTTTGACAAAGTCTTTAGCACAAAACCGAAAGCCAACCTTTTATCAAGCGTTACTGACGCAATCGGTCAGGCAATCGAAAACGAGTGCATGATGAGGTACTACGAGACAAACGTTCCAGGGTTACTTCATACCTTGAAGGAAAACTACTGGCACAAGTCCATCGGCACACACCAAAAGGTTGTTGTCATACGGACGCTGATGAATCGATGTGATGTTGATCATTGGAAAGCCTGGAAACGTGCCACCCGCATACGGTTAGGGGGCTGGTTGCTTGATTGCATATGTCTGTGCATTCAATCCAGTTGGTTTGAGACTGTTATGAAGCAAGAAGGAAAAAAACGTCAAAACTATGTCGTTCCTACTCCTGCTTTTATAGCTGTCAAAGATAGGGTCATGGCAACGGCTGAGATGTTCAGTCCTATAGCTTGGCCGATGCTTATCGAACCGAATGATTGGAGTAACATCAAATCAGGCGGCTACATCCTGAACGAGGTCATGAAGGGTTATGACATGGTTCGTCGTGGTAAGCACCCATGTATACAGGGAGAAACACCAATCGACTTTCTGAACAAGATTCAGAAGGTTGCATACACCCTGAATCCCTTTGTTGTTGACGTTGCTGAGACGCTGATGGCTAAGGGAAGACAGGTTGGAAAGTTTATTCCTGTAGTTGACATACCTCTGCCACCTAAGCCTGTAGACATCGCTGAGAACTACGACTCTCGGAAGGACTACAGGCGGCGTGCGGCTGAGGTAATGAACGTTAACGCACAAGCATTCCAAAAGTCTTGCAGGACACGGATGACCATGAATGCTGTCAAGGTGTTCAAGGATAAAGGTAAGTTCTACATTCCGTGGTCATTTGACTACAGATCTAGGGTCTACCCAATACCTGCATTCCTCACCCCACAAGACACAGATTTTGGAAAGTCCCTTCTCAAGTTTCATGAGTCAGCTTTTGTCACACCAGAAGCTGTGCATTGGCTAGCCTTTCAAGTCGCTACGACTTACGGGCTAGACAAAGACACAATGCAGGACAGACAAATCTGGGTAGACAACAACCAAGATTTGATTAAACGTGTAGCAACTGATCCAATCAGAAACCTTCCTGACTGGGAAGGAGCTGATGAGCCGTGGCAATTCCTTGCAGCTTGCGAGGAGTATCACGAATGTGTCATCACACGTAACCGTCAGCATACAAACAGCATGGTTGCTTCAGACGCTACATGTAGTGGTCTTCAGATATTGTCAGGCCTTGCCCGTGACAAGTCTACAGCGAAGTTAGTCAATGTCGTCCCCAGTGATAGACCACAGGACGCATACAAAGTTGTAGCTGAGGCTTGCTACAACGACATTCCCGATCACATCAAACCGTACTGGGATCGAAAATGTACCAAGCGCACATGCCTCACTATCCCTTACAATGCAAAACCTTATTCAAACAGAGCATACATTCGTGATGCCTTGAGAGAAAAGGGTCTTGATATTGATAAGGACGATTTGACACAAGTTGTCAAAGCGGTTCGTAGTGCTATGGACAGGATTGTCCCTGGTCCAATGCAAGTGATGAAGTGGATAGAGAAGGAAGTAGCTGCTGCCATTGATCGTGGTGAACAAGAAATTCAATGGGTTACACCATCAGGATTTGTTGTCACGCAACGTCTTATGAAAAAACAATTCGAGCTAATTCAATTAAGCTTGCTCGGAAGATGTCGAGTCAGAGTCGCTACAGGTGACACCGACAAGGTCGACAAAACACATCACAAAAACGCTACTGCTCCAAATCTAATTCACAGTCTTGATGCAAGTCTCTTGTGTCTATCTACACTCCGTTTTAACGCACCGATTGCCCTCATACACGACTCGGTTCTGTGCCGTGCTACTGACATGGGTATCCTTTCAGCCATTGTTCGTGAGACATACATGCACCTATTTGCGGAGCATGACTACCTCACAAGCTTTGCACACCAAATCGGTGCAGAAACAGATCCTCCAATTATCGGTGACCTAGATCCGTCAACCGTTATTAAATCCACCTACTTTTTTTGTTAATGGCACGTACCATTTTTAAGACTGAAGAGCCTGTCGTTCTCGAAGGGTATCAAGCTGTACTGAAACCTAGTAAGTTTGGCTTTACTCTTATGGCTATTGTCGATCAGGAGATGGCTGAAAAGCTTGACTCTGACCGACCTGGCAGCCTCAAATGGGCTGAGTCTAAACTCAAGAACCCTAAGCGTGCAACCCTCAAGCCTGAGCCTTGGGAAGAAGTTGCAGAGGGCAAATACAAAGTCAAGTTTACTTGGAAAGATGACAACAAGCCTGTCATCGTTGATACTGAAGGAACTCCTGTCACTGACGAGAACATTCCCATCTACAGTGGTAGCAAGGTCAAGTTGGCCTTCTATCAAAAGCCATACGTCCTCAAAGATGGTGTCACCTACGGCACTAGCCTGAAGCTTGTAGGAGTACAGATTGTCTCTATCTCCGCTGCTGCAGGTACTGATGTTGGCGATATGGAACAAGAAGATGTCACCGCAATGTTTGGAACTACTAAAGGCTTCAAGCAAAGTGATCCCAACATTATTACCAATCAACAAGAAGAGGCAGTCGAAGAAGACTTCTGATGGCATTCAGGTCAAGGCTAGAAGAAAAGGTAGCTGACCTGTTGGTTGACCTTGACGTCAAGTATGAATACGAAACCGTTAAGGTTGACTACACCATTGCCCACATCTACAAGCCAGATTTCATCCTGCCTAACGGGGTGCATTTGGAATGTAAAGGGTATTGGGACAGTAAAGACAGGCGCAAGATCAAAGCAGTCAAGGAGCAAAATCCTGACCTTGACCTTCGCATGGTCTTTCAAGCTCCTTACAACACAATATCTAAAAAATCTAAAACTACTTACGCCCAATACTGTGAGCGATTAGGCATTTTATGGTGCTCTTTCACGAACATCCCAGTAGCGTGGCTCATGTAGAGAACGAGTTCATCAGGCACATTGCCTGTCCTAACTGCGGTTCCTCTGACGCCAACGCAATCTACACAGATGGACACACGTTTTGTCACAAGTGTCACTACCGCACTCACGGTGATGGAACACCAACTATTCACAATCACACAATGTCAGATGTCGAACTCAAAGGTTCCGCTACAAGGCTGGCTGCACGAAAGATTAGTGAAAAAACATCAGAACTGTTTAAAACCTACAAGGATGGACAAATTCTACGCCATTATTATTATGACGTGGATGGAAAGTTACTTGGGGCTAAGATAAGAACAAAGGATAAAGACTTTCGCTGTGAGGGTGAGGTCAAAACTTTGTTCGGTATGCAGAACTTTCGCCACAAGACCACAAGCAAACAAAAGAAACTTGTGATTACAGAGGGCGAAATGGATGCAATGGCTTGCTACGAGTCACAGCCCTGGGACGTGGTCAGTATTCCTAACGGTGCAGCCGCCGCTAAAAAAGCAATTCAACAAAATTACGAGTGGATTGCACATTATGACAAAGTTGTCCTATTTTTCGACAACGATCCTGCAGGTGTGCAGGCGTCCAAAGATGCTGCAGGTGTCCTACCACCTGGTAAGGTTTTCATTGGCTTTCTAGACGATTACAAGGATGCCTCAGAGGCTTTAGCCGCAGGCGATTCAGAAGCTGTCAGAGCTGTCTGTAATTACAACCATCAACAATACACACCTGATGGAATTGTAGACGCTAAAGACCTGCTTGAAGTTGTCACAACCCCCTCACCCGCTGCCGACCATGACTACCCCTTTCAAGGATTACAAACAAAACTTCACGGGATCAGGTTTGGGGAGCTTACAACAATTACTGCGGGGAGTGGCATCGGAAAATCCTCCTTCTGTCGTTCAATCGCAACTGACCTTCTTAATAAAGGAGAACGGGTCGGTTACTTGGCACTTGAAGAATCTAACCGCCGTACTGCTCTCGGACTCATGTCATCAGCAGTCGGAAAGTCTCTCCACATTGGAGAACACAGCAAACGAGACCTGACAGATTACTTCGACAAAACCATAGCCAACTGGAACCTTCACTTGTTTGATGGTTTTGGTAGCTATGACCCTGACCACATTTATAACCGTATTGAGTACATGGCATCGGGCTTAGAAACTCGTGTTGTGTTTCTTGACCACCTCAGCATTCTTTTGTCTGGTTTAGACGGAGACGAACGACGTATGCTGGACATCACTATGACCCGGCTACGCAGTCTTGTGGAGAGGACTGGTATTGCCATGTTCCTTGTGTCGCATTTACGACGTACTACTAATGACAAATCACATGAAGAAGGAGGACGAGTCACGCTCGGACAGCTTAGAGGATCCGCTGCGATTGCTCAACTTAGCGACTCTTGCATTGCGCTCGAAAGAGACCAACAGAGCGGATCTAAATCAGCTCTTACAACAGTGCGAGTCCTTAAGAATAGATATTCTGGCGAAACTGGCATCGCGTGCACTTTAGATTACGACCTATCTACCTGTAAATTCAATGAAACTGAATCAACATCTGATCCAGAATACATCCCAGATTTCTAATCTTAAACGTCCTAACCCACCTACGCCAGAGATGGTGAAACGCGCACAATTTGTTGACAAGACTTATGTCTGGGAACACACTATTATTCGATCTAGAAAGCAACGGACTTCTAAATGATGTTACCAAGATCCACTGCCTTGTTATCCATGAGCAGGAGACTGGTGAGACGATTGCTTACAACGACGAGGGTACTGCTGAGCCGATCACCCGTGGTGTGCAAAGGCTCGAAGATGCTGACGTCATTATTGGACACAATGTCATCGGTTACGACATCCCCTGTCTTCGTAAAATTTACTCGTGGTTCTCACCAACCGCCATGGTTGTAGACACGTTGTTGCTGTCACGTCTGTATCACACAGACATGATCAAAGTTGATCAAACTAAAAAGTTCAAACAAATGCCGTTGCAGCTATACGGTAGGCACTCGCTTGAGTCTTACGGTTATAGGCTAGGAGAATACAAAGGGTCTTTTGGTAAAGACTCTGACTGGCAAGAGTGGAGTCAAGAAATGCAAGATTATTGCGTACAAGATGTTAATGTTACTCGCAAACTATGCGGCCACTTCCACAAATACCTGAGTGGGTCCAACTAGAGCACCAGGTTGCACAAATCCTAACGACACAAGAACTTTATGGATGGTATTTTGATGAACGTTCTGCATGGGAATTGTCATCATCTCTCAGAGCAGAGCTTGAAAAAACTTGTGAGCTACTACGCAACCGGCACGCTTACGTGCCAGGACCGGAATTTACTCCTAAGGGAAATAACAAACGCTACGGGTATATTGCCGGAGCTACATTCACCCGCATAACTGAACTTAACCCCACATCACGGGACCATATTGCATGGTTCTTGGGAGAACATTACGGATGGGAACCAACACTCAAAACAGAAACAGGCAAAGCAGTAATCGACGAAGTTGTACTAAAGGAAGCTGCTTCGAGTGGGATTACGATTGCCGAGGACTTTCTCAAGTGTCTGACTATTACAAAGAAATTGGGGATGATCTCGCAAGGCGTGAACGCATGGCTCAAGCTATGTACGACTGCTAGTCGAATACATCACCACTGTTCTGTTGCTACTAATACTCATAGAGCAAGCCACAGAAAGCCAAATTTATCTCAAGTACCTTCTGACCATGACTGTAGACAACTCTTTAAAGCATCGCCTGGCAAAATTATGGTGGGTGCCGATCTTAGCGGCATCGAGCTTCGGATGCTCGCACATTACCTTTCTAAATGGTCTACGGAATTTGCCGACACCCTCCTCAATGGAGACATCCATCAAGTCAACGCTGACCGAGTCGGTGTCAGTAGACGGTCTATCAAAACAATTTGCTATGCCTTCCTCTATGGAGCAGGAGACATTCGCATTGCCCAAGCCTACGATTCTGCCCTGAAAGATGGTGAAGCAAAATCTAAAGGAGCAGAAATCAGGGACGCGTTTGTTTCTGCTATTGATGGCCTTGCAGAACTGCTTTCGGCTATAAAAAAATCAAGCCAAAAAGGCTTTGTAAAATCTATTGACGGAAGACCAATCAAGGTTGATAGTCAGCATAAAGCACTGAATTATTTGTTGCAGTCAGGTGCTGGCGTTGTTGCAAAACGCTGGATGGTATTAAACAATACAGCAGCAAAACAATTGAATATACCTTGCAATCAGCTTGCATTTATCCACGACGAACTGCAATTCGAAACCCACCAAAATTATGCAGACTCCTTATCAACTTGCCTCGAACGTACTGCGGGTGACGCAGGACAATACTACAATCTCAGAATACCAATCGCAGCAGAAGCCAAGCAAGGACACAGTTGGGCTGACGTTCATTGATCCTTTTGCTTGGGCCATTGGTATTTTTGAAGGCGAAGGCTGTCTAACTTATGACAGCAAAAATGACAAATGGGACATGAAGGTTCAAATGACTTACATGGATGTCCTTTGGTCTTTTTACGAGGCCATGGGTTGTGTTGGTAATCTTAATGGATTGCGTAAAAGTCCTTCACGCCCAGAGCACTACAAACCTGTTGGGCAATGGAAGACAGGAGAACGTGATTTAATTAGAGAACTTGTAATACGTTTCTACCCTTACATGCACGAACGTCGCCGCGCCAAATGTGACGAGTTCTTTGTTTGGTATCACTCAAAATGAAACTGCTTATTGACGCTGATTTCATTGTCTACAAATGCTGTGCTGCAGCAGAAGATGAGATTGACTGGGGTGATGACGTTATCATGGTCATCAGCAGGTTCAGTGAGGCACTTAATAGTGTTGAACGTGAGCTGAGTAAAATCAAAAACAACTTCATGTGGGATACACCTGAAGTAATTTTATTCTTTAGTGACTCTAAGAATTTTAGAAAAAAAATCTACCCTGATTACAAAGGTCACCGAAATAGGAAAAAGCCTTGTGGCTACAGACGAGTTATTACACAGTTAAATGAGCGTTACGAAGTCGTTAGGATTCCTGAGCTAGAGGCCGATGATGCTATGGGTATCTACGCAACGTTCGAGCCTGGCAATATAATTGTCAGCCCAGACAAAGACATGCGTCAAATCCCTGGCAGACTGTATAACCTTGATGAAACTGTTGAGGTAACAGAAGAAGGGGGGATGCGTTGGCATCTCATCCAAACACTGGCTGGTGACCAAACAGATGGTTACAGCGGTGTGCCAGGTATTGGAGTAAAGCGTGCTATTGCTTTGCTAGACAAAGATGGGTACACATGGGACACAGTTATCAAGGCATTTAAGTCCAAAGAATTGGATGAAGACATAGCTTTGATGAACGCAAGGTTGGCAAAGATTCTTACACATAATGACTATGACGCAATCAACAAACGAGTCATACCATGGCTTCCCGCCACCGCCAGTGATGGAGCTGACTCTGGAACAGCAGTTCAAGTTGAGACAACTTGAGGACCTGCTTAAAATGGCAGACAAGGCAGACATTATTACTGTCTACCTCGCATTACAAAAGCAAAATTTTTGCTTGTCTAACACCGTTTCAAACCTAGTTAAAGAATGGCCCAACCGTCACCTTCTCACTACAACCGAGGAAGCATAGAGGTTTGGGATTTTATCCGCGACCAACAACTTAATTATCATCTCGGCAATGCTATTAAATATATTTGCCGTGCCGGTTACAAAAGTCCTGACACAAAGGTTGAAGACCTTAAAAAAGCTATCCACTACCTTGAAAATGAACTCCTACATTCATCGCAGCCTGATGACGATGGCCGAACAGTTCCGCTCGGCTTATACTTTGATGACTGGGAGGGACCAGCGCGGCCTGCAGAAATCTTTGATCGATGAAGAGTGGTCAGAGTTTCACGAAGCTTACCACATGAAAGATGATTGTGAGCAGTTGAAAGAACTAGCAGACCTTGTATATGTTTCTTATCAATTTGCTGCATCACAAGAATGGGATCTTGATGAAGCCTGCCGTCGGGTCCATGAATCAAACATGTCCAAGCTCGGAGAAGACGGTAAGCCCATCTACAGAGCGGACGGGAAGGTTCTTAAAGGACCTAATTATAAAGAACCAACACTTACTGATCTTATTTAACTAATGACCACCTCTTACATTGCACGTACTGGACGTGTACAATCTTGGCTTGACAACCCTGAGTCAAGGCTTCCAGTTAGCTGCACAGTATTTGTAGTACAAGACTCGATGGAGGGTCCTGATGGAATCGAAGCAAGCTGGAGATTTGCTTCTCATGCTTTACGAAATGGAGCAGGTTGCGCGATCCACTTGTCGGAGCTGCGACCCAGAGGAACGGAAACAACAAAAGGAAATGACAAGCTCGTTGCAAGCGGACCAGTTTCATTCGCCAAAATCTACAGCACCTTAAATGAGGTATTGAGGAGGGGCGGCACCTATCGTAATGGCGCTGTGGTGTGCCACATTGATCTCCGGCACAATGATGCTCTTGAGTTTATTAATGTATCACGATCAGAATTGCCTTGGGTCAAACGCTGCATCAACATTACAGATGAATGGTGGAAAGAATGTACATTCAAAGAACAATTGCTTCACGGAATTAAGTCCGGGGACATCTGGCTAAACAAAGTTAAGTATGACAAAAATGGAAAAAGAATCCGCGGTAACGTATGCACTGAAGTGTACCTGTCAAGCAGAGGAACATGTCTCTTGCAGCATGTCAATCTCGGTGCCTGTGAATTTGACGACATTCCGCGAGCTTTCACTGAAGGGATGTCAGAACTGTGCCAACTCCATGGTCGAACTGGCGTTAGCGATTCAGGAGAATATCTCCCAAGCGAAACAGACAGACAAGTCGGACTGGGAGTACTCGGCCTCGCAAATCTC